TCTGAAGTTTCACATCCTTATTCTGATGCTGTAGAAGAGCATATGGATAACTTCGAAAAAAAGGCACGTACACAAAAAGTGGAATACCTTCAGTTTTATACTGATGATGGGTTAGTCTCTCCTTTAGCAAAAGGTAATTGGGGAGAAGTTAGAACAACAGGGGCTCAGCAAAAATGGTTAGAAGAACAAACGAAAAAAGGCAAAAGGATTCACGCAACACACAACCACCCAACAGAGTATAAGTTAGGGGAAGGAAATCCTACTCTATTAAGTGATGGGGACCATAGAGACTTTATGGGTAAAAACTATGATGGGGTAAATTTAGTTAGTTTATCTGCTGAAGGCCCAGATAATAGGTATACTATCTATAAGTTAGACAACTTTGATGACCACTACAAAACAGACGAACAAAGAAGGGCTATTGATTGGGTTGATAGTTACAATATTCGTTATGTGAAAAAATATTATGAGAATTCCCCTGAATTAAAAATGCTACGAGAAATTAAAGCAGACCTAAAAGCTCAAGGTATTGACTGGCGTACTAAAATGAGAGAATCCCCGGAATGGTGGGAATCCATTGAGCAAAGTGTAAAGGAAAAAGTTAGAAAGATGAGAGAAAAAGACCATGCTCGATTAATTAAAAAGAGTAATGAAATATTAAACCCAGTAGGGCTTGCAATAGAATCTTCACCAAGAAAATAGGGAGGATATAATGTCAGATGGAATTGATGATAAAAACTATTTTAAAATTTTACAAGAATCAAAGAAAAAAAGGGAAGAAGAAATTAAGAAGCTTCTAGAAGAGGAGTAATCTTTTCTATTTTTCCACCCCTATTAGTGAGGAGGACTAAAAAAACATAAGAACTCCCTTTAAAAAAAATGAACGACCAATAAAAGGAATTGTATCATAAAATTTCTCTATAAATAGCGTTTTCAGTTTTCTATTTTAAGTTCTTATAATATTACAAATAACACGACAGAATATGATTATCACAAATAAGTATGGTTTAAAAGATTTAAGACTATCATTTTATCAATCCTTGTCATCCCCGGGACTTGAGTTTTAATGCTCTTTTTTCAGTCATTATGATTAAAACTTCAAGATACCATTATCTTTGGTTTAAACATCATTCATATTTTCAATTAAAGGGAATTCTAAAAAAATAGCATCTTCCTCATCTTTCTTTTTTTATAAACAAAAAAAACTAAAAAAAATTATTCAAGATTAACTATGACAACAAATGAGAGGATAGTATACTCCGCAGTAGCAGTTCCTGGCGAACCCGACTACGATGGGGAAATACTAACTCCAGAAGAAATACAACATGCAGCACACGCATACCTACGAGACTACCGAGTAGTAGATCCAGAACACACATGTGCCCTTGGCCATTGTGTAGAGGTAGGTGTTCCTGTGGAATCTTATATCACTACTTCTGCCCAAAGTGTAAAATCATTCAACAATGAAACTATCGAGTTACCGGTAGGCACTTGGGTTATTGGTATTGAAGTAACCGATGATAAAATCATGGAAAGTATCAAGCGTGGTGAGAAGACTGGAGTTAGCCTAACCGCTAAACGTGCTGATGGAGTAACTAAAAGCAGAGTGCTTATCCGTGACTTAGGTCCAGATTGGGTAGCTCGTACAGTGAGTATTGTGAAGAACCCAGCGGTACCGAAGGCGAAGTTTTTTGCAATTAAAGGAGTGGATAGTTTGACAGAAGAAAATGTAATCCGTGAAGGATTTGAGAAAGTGGTTGAAGCAATCAAAGGTAAACGTGAAGAACCTACTATTGAAGAACCTGTAGTTGAGGAAGTGGATGCTACCAAATCTGAAGAACCAGTTGAACCAGCAGATGAAGAAGTGGTAGTTGAAGAAGAAGAAGAGACTACTGAAGCGGTTAAGTTCGTAACCTTTGAAGACCTTGAAACTGCTAAGAGTGAAATATTAGAAGTAATCAAAAGCATTACACCAGTAGAAGAGGAAGAGGCTGTTAAAGCAGAAGAAGAGCCTACTACTGAAGATGAAAAAGATAAGTTAATTCAAGAGTTAAAAGCAGAGATTGCAGAGTTGAAGAAACAAAAATCTGCTACAAAATCTAAAGCTATACCAGACCACTTCGCAACCGAAGAGGAATCTGAAGCAATAAAGAACCTTTACTTGGATGATGGCCGTGACATGTACGGCAGAGTCATTAAATAATTTTTATGGAGTCGATATTTATGGATAACAACAATATGTTAAGCGAAATGATTGAAAACCCAGAAGAAGCAATCAAAAGCATAACTGTATCCGACCTTGGCTACAGTGTATTGCAACCTCAATATTTCAATCAATTTGTAAGAGAAGCAACTAGAAATCAGACTATCTTGTCTGAAGCAAGAAGAATTGTAATGGACGCTCAAGTAGTGAACATTGACCGTACCGGTTTCAGCGAAAGATTAATGGAAGAAGCAACAGAGGACACTGCACCTACTGGAACTAACCCTGCTTTTGCTCAAGAACAATTAATCGCTAAAGAATTCGTTGGTATGGTTGGAATCAATGACCGTTCCCTACGTAGAAACATTGAGAAACAAAACTTCCAATCCACCCTTATTAGCATGGCTAGTGAGAAATGGGGTGAAGATTGGGAATCCTTAGCAGTATTCGGTGACACCACTAAATACTCTGCTGGTGACTTACTCAAATCTCAAGATGGTTGGATCAAGAAAACCACCAACAAATTATACGGTACCGGTACTGGAAAAGACTTTACTGGAACCAGTGTAGCAATTGATGAGTTAATGAAACAAATGCTTAAAGCATATCCTAAAAACTATCTTAAGAATCGTTCCAATCTCAGATTCTACTTGCCTAGTGAATTGTTTGATGATTATATCGATGCTGTTGGTCAACGACCTACTTATGTGGGGGATGATGCAACCGGCCAAAACATTGCAAGACCATACAAAGGTGTACCAGTAAGAGAAGCACCAGTGCTTAACGATACTGAAGGAGCAGACACCACTAAAGGTTTCGGTCAAGTTGCTATGTTAATGGACCCTAACAATATGGTATATGGTATTTTCCAAGAAGTTGGAATTGAACCGGACAGACAACCTAAACTCAGAAAAACTGACTTTGTATTCAGTGCTGAATCCGACCAAGGATTCGAGAATCCTAATGTTGGTGTTGTTGCACTTTACAACCAAACCAAACCATCCTCATAATTTTTTGGGGATAATAATAAAATTAAAGGAGTATATGCATGACTTGGATTGACATTGAAGAAGTAAAACATTTCACAGGGATTCGACCGCAACATTTGAAATTGGATAAGGATGATGTGGAGACTTTGGATGATATTATAAGTGATTGGATTACTCAAGCACAGTCCTTGATTGTCTCATATACTCATAATAAGTTCAAAGAAGGAACTGTTCCTCCAGCCGTGCAAAATGTATGCCTCCGATTAACCAGTAACATGGTAGCCTTAAGCATGGCAAGGAGGGACACTCCAATTACACAACCTAACGAATGGACAATACAAATCTTATCCAGTGAAATATTTACCCAAGACCTTAAGGATGACTTGGAAGAGTTCAAGGTTGTTAAGGTAACAGGTAAAGCAAATCATATTAGTGTGTACACTATAAGCGGTGATACTCTTGGTGAAGATTGAATTAACAATCGACACTAGCAAATACGAAGAGCTAGGCACTAAGATGCCAGAGGTTCGTAAGCGTGGATTGAATTACACCAGCCAATATATGATTGAAAGATTACAAGTTCATAGCCCTATCGATACTGGATTCCTTAAAGGTTGGTTCCGTTATCGTGAATCCGATAGCTTGGTGGATATACGGTCACCGGCACAGTATGCGATATGGCAAGACCAAGGAACAGGACCAATCAAGGTGAAGAATAAGAAAGCCTTGCATTGGGTTAAGAATGGTGAACACCATTTCGCTAAAAGCACTAAAGGAATCAAGGGCAAGCATTTCGTAGAGAAAAGCATCAACGAAACTAAAGGAAGACTTGACAGTTTCTTCATAAAAGCAATAGAGGATGTATTATGACTACCATTATCAAAGGATTAGAAAGCATAACCGAAACCATAAAGGAATGTATCACTATTGAGAATAGTTCTGGTGGATTATTAGAGGATGTGGAATCTATTGTCAAAGTGTACAATAATGAGGAAGGTGTGGATGAACCTTGCGTATGGATAGTGCAACATCCAACATTGGCAGAGGATAAGGTTGATCTAAGTCAGAACCTTATACTTCGTAGTCCTTTTGAATTCGTTTGCATTGAATACGATGAGGACCCTGAAGAAGCTGAACGAAAAAGTCAGAACCTGGCTACAAGATGTGCCATTAGTGTATTGAAGAATTATAAGACTGTTCAATCAAGTCTAGGTTATTCTAGAACAATCCGTAAGATTGAGTTTAACACTTACCGTCCAGTTGGAGAGATTAGTGTAGTCGGCAAATCAGATAAGGTGCCAGTAAGTGGAATAATATTGGATGTTGTTCATGTTGTTAATTGGATGAACTGTTGTAGAAAATTACAAAGTGGAGATTAGAATATGGTTGATAGAGGTTTCGGTATCGAAGTGGAAGATACCTATGGTGAGATTGTCGACAAATCCGCTTTCACATTGGATTGGTTTAGTGAAGCGGATGATGTTGAGTTCAAGCTCAACGATGAACCAGTCACTAAAAGTGGCGGTTCACGTATGAATAAGAAAGCAAGAGCAGGAATCCTAAAACCTACTGGAAGCACTACTGCAGATGCAGACCTCCAAAGGTTAGGATGGTACTTCCTTGGTTTCTTAGATAATTATGTTTACACTGCAGGGGAAAGTGGAGAGCCTAACATTCACGAATTCTATGGTGGCGAAGGCAAGGAATTAACCAGTTTCCGTGGAATTGCAGTATATGATATGTTAAAGAAATACTTGTATGGAATACTTATAGACAGTCTCCAATTAGAATGTTCTGATGAGAGTATGACTGTACAAGCAGATTATATTTATAAGACAGAGAAAGCAGGTATTATTGGAGTGAATGATACATTCACAAGACCAGAAGACCTTGACAATGACTTATTTATCATGTTCTACGATATAGACATGAAACTCAACAATAAGGCATTAGATGGAGTATCCACTGCTTTCACCTTTGAAGGTAATAATAATCATGATGTGGATTCAACTATCGGATTCGGTTCACGTGCACCTCAAATAAGAGCAAATGCTGGAAAACGTGAAGTAAACTTAAGCTTGACAACAACCTTGACAAGCGATACAGTCAGATCCATACTTGACGCTGAATATGGTAATGTTGGAGCATTAGAACCAAGTGCTTGTAAAATATTGCAAGTGCCTTTAGAGGTTAATGTTGCATTATGTGAATTACCGGACATTAGCTTAAAAATATTATTCCCAAGATGTACTGTCGCTGTAGAGTACGATATGAGTGGTGCAGATGCTATTGAAGTGACTATGAACCTTGCTACCCTTGGTAGTGAAACTGTCACTTTAGAGGATGGAACCACTAATGTAACTACTGACATGTATGTCAAACTTGTCAATGAGCAAGGCAAGTTAAAGGAGTAAATAGCACTGCTAATTCAATCAGCCCTTTAAGTGTGGGGCGAATTGGCAGTGGTAGGAACATTCAACAGACACTGAACATTGAAGAAGAACCAACCGAAGAAGAACCTACTCTTGAAGAAGAAGAGGAAGAAGTGGAGGTTGAAGAGCCGGTTGAAGAAACTGTTGACAGTTCCGAAGAAGAATAAAAAATTAATAAAATCTATGTGGAAAAAATACTAAAGAATGGAGTGTTACACATGGTACTAAAAAAATCAGATATATTACTTGGAATAGATGAACCAAGAAAAGTTTTAATTGAAAGTCTTGGCGGAGAGATATATCTTCGCCCATTATCTAGTGCAGAAATCAACAAGGTTGTAAATATTGAAGCAGAAGGATATGGAAACTTTGAAGCAAGCAACAATAACAGGAATACTCAAGCAAAGGGAAAGATGAACCTTGCAAAGATGAATGCTGCAGCTGCAAAGGCAAAATACGAAGCAATCTTCCTTAGCATAAACAATCCTGGCAACGATGAAAAATGGACATTACAGGAATTGGAAATGCTTAAGACCAATGCAATAGATGAACTCTATGACATAATCATGGATATGAGTGGTGCCAACACCACTAACGAAGATGTGAAAAAATTTCCTGAAGACTAATCAGGGAAGAAACATGATTGTACTTGACTACTATGGTTATCATCTAGCAAGTAAGCAATCTGAACTAACACTTAATCAAGAATTATTTATCCTTCATGGCAGACAAATGCTAGAGAAGGAAATGAACAAGGGAGTAACTGGAAAACTTAAAAAGAAATAAAAAAGTGAACCTGGTTACTCCCACTTTTTTTTTAAAA